GATTCCATTCAACGTCTCCACCGTCAGCGAATACATATTCTGCTTTAACCTTACCACCTAAGTTGTCACTTAACTTAATTTTACTTCCAACTTCGATTGCTTTAAGGAAATCTGCATCATCCTCACCATCTTTCATCTCCCAGCTAGGACCGATTTCGATGTAAGGTTTTAAATTACCTACTTTTGTATCGTATCCGATACGAGATTCAACTTCTGTCTTCTCGTAGTCTGAATTCTCACCCTTGGCTGCTACCTTGGTGGATACGTATGGTCCTGCGAATGCTGGTGCTGATACACCAAGTGCGAGCAGGACAACTGCGAATGCTTTCATAGTTTTTTAAGAAACTGTATTATGTATACATTATATCAAATTTAATTGATATGTAAACTAAGAGAAGGTTAAGGGAAGTTTAGTATCCAATTAATATGTGATGATATCATAAAAAAAGACCCCTGTGAAGGGGTCTTTGTGTTGGTTATCTAAAATTGAATTTAGAATGTGAACTTAACACCAACTTTACCAGACCAGTCGATATCGTCTGTAGGTGTTGTTACTCCAGAGACTTCTCCGTAGAACTTATCATAAGAACCACCAAGGTATCCTACAAGTTCAACGTCACCGAACTCATCAGCAGTTTCTGTATGAGTTGCTGTAGGGCCACCAGAAACGTACCAGTTAAGACCACCTTCGGTTGCTCCTTCATAACCGATTACTGCTTCAAGACCACCAGATGCATACTCAGCATCAGGATATGAACCAGTTGCTTCCAAATTCACATATGGACCAGCAAAAGCTGCACCAGCGAAGAGGAATGGAGATGCTGCTACTGCAGCGATTGTTGATTTGATTGACATGTTTTTTTAAAAGTTATCTCGCAAGAATAAAAAATCCCTTGCGGATGATAATTCCCCCGACATGGGGAACCGTTTACATCAACGCAGGGTTACGATTCTTTCGAGTCCTTTGTATGAAGTTATTTATACGATAAGTATATATCAGTTTTACCTATGGGTCAAGGGGGCTTGTGACAGTTAGTATACGGTATACCCTATAATATTTTCTTCCCACCATACTTTCGATACAATCTTTGGACTTGTTTCTTATCAAGACCACAGAGTCCTATGGAATTAAAGAGTGCTTCCCTAATACATTCCCTATCAGAAACTGGTGCTCTCTGTCTCCACCCATTCTCATCAATGATTGTTTTAGCACCAGCAAATCCAAAACCATCATCATCACTACCACCTGCTTCTACATGTGCTAAGTCTTGTTCTTTAGATGGGTTTTTATAATTATGGTTTATATTCTGGTTCTGGGTCATCTATAGAATGTTTAAAGTGTTCTGTATCAAAGTAAGAAACTCCTGGTGGAGTTGGGTCATCATAATTCATTCTTAATTTTCTTTTATATTCTCTTTCATTTAATACTTCATTGATGAGTATCTTCATCTCCTTAACATATTCTGGAGTGAATAACCTACGAGGTTGAATTACAGCACGAGGAAGAATTGGTTCCCCATTTTCATCATGGGGATATACATTATCCTTACACCCTTCAACTGCTTCACCACTCAGTCCTTGCGTATCAATCTTATCAGACATGAGTTTGAACTTCTGCCCAGTCTTTTTCAAACTGTGCTAGTCCAGCATCAGTTAATACATGCTTATACATCTTATCAAATACTCCTGTTGGTATAGTGCATATGTTAGCACCATACTCAAATGCTCTACCTACATCTCTTACGTTTCTGATAGAAGCAGCAAGTATTTCAGTCTTCTTCCAATTCTGTTTCGCATACACATTCGCAATATCTTTTATAAGACATAAACCACCATATGAGTTATCATCAACTCTTCCTACAAATGGTGATACATATGTTGCTCCTGCCTTAGCAGCAAGTATTGCTTGTGATGGTGAAAATATAAGTGTTACGTTTACTTTGACTAATGACCTTGATAGCTGTCTACACACATATAATCCATCTGGAGTACATGGTACTTTAATAGTTGCTTCTCTACCAAACTTATTAGCAAGTCTACGACCCTCCCAGAGCATCTGCTCTTTACTACCTACAACTTCCATACTGATATCAGATATACCCAAGTCAATTAACTCTTGATATACATCTTCAGGATTCCTACCACTCTTCATAATAAGAGAAGGATTGGTAGTGATTCCATCTACCAATCCAGTTTCGTATCCTTTTTTAATTGCTTCAGTATCTGCGGTGTCCAGAAAGATTTTCATAGTACGAAGTTCATCATAGATTGTTACTTCCATTATATATTCCTCAAAAAATTTTGGGGTGGGAGGTTGGGTTTCTGTATTACCAACAAAGAACGGGCATTACTACAGTAGTAAATTTTACGTCCTTGCCTGAGACCCGACTGGTAAGTCGATTCTACTCTTGCGAGTAGCAGCACCACCTGTGTCTCGTCACCTTAACCAGCTATATGCCAGAAAGTTTATTCAGTCACTCCCCGTTGAGTTCGTCAACCCAACAACAATATTATATACTGCTTTTATTTTCTTGTCAACCCTCTCCTTCTGGTGGTGCTTCTACCACTTCTGGTTCTACTGCTTCACCTTCTGCTGGTGCTTCTGCTTCTGGTTCTGGAAGTGTTACTCCGACCTGTTGTAAATATTCGATTGCTCCTTGTGCTCTGAGAACCAATTCCCTTTTAGCACTTACTTGTGAGTTCAATTCATTGATTTCATTCACAATGGTTTGTCTTTGCTCCAACAAACCTGCAAGATGATTTTGTTGTTCAGTCATTTTAATTAAAATTGTTTTATTATATATGCGACTTTATTTATACGGATTTTACCCTTGTGTGTTTATACCTAAAAAATTACTAAATATAAAAGAGAAATCTATCTTTACATATATGAAGAAAGCATTTTTGCTCTTCGGGATGTTATTGATGACGGCACCAATGGCACGTGCCGATATTATTCACACTATAAGTGCTTCGACTCAACTTCGTGTTGATGCGGCCGCTACAGATGCAACTAGACTTGGCTCAACTTATAGTGTTCAAGGAACAAACATCACTGCTGGTACTATGGGTGGTCTTGCTGCTCAAACTGGTGCAACAGCAGCCGCAGGTCACACTGATGGTGTTTATACAGTTACAACAGCTGGCGATGCATTTAGTCTCACAGAAAGTTTTACTTTAGGTGATGTTACAAATGCTATCGGTTCAGGTGTTGATGTAACAGCACATACATATACTGCTGCTACAACAGACAATCAAGGTAATACAACTGCTCCTGCGATAAACTCATACGGAACAATTATGGACTTACCAGCATATGGTGATGTTACATCATCCTCTGGTGGCCATGCAGGTGGTTTAGCTGGTACAATCGCAACAGATGGGGCTATTAGCCTAACTGCTGGTGGTGCTGGAACAACAGCTACAGGCCAAGTGATTACAACATTGCAAATTAACTGAGCAACCAATTAAATAACTTTATACATAAAATGTTCTTTAATCGTACCCTACTTATATGTGCGATATCCACACTCATACCATATAGTGCTAGTGCTGTCCCTGTGGTGCCTAATTTCAGCCAGGGCCAGATGACTTCCACGACTGATACTACTAGCACGGTATCTGAGGTGATCAATAGTATGGACTATAATACTGGCTGGCAGTATACGGTAACAGGCACAGGAATTCAAATGGATTCAGGTAGTAGTTTATCACCAAGTGATACAACAAGTACATCAATAACCATAGAAGGAGTGACATCGACATGGACGGGATTAGACCTAAACAACAAACCAAACTATACACTAACAACACCTGGAGTTCCATTCCAATTCACGGAATCATACGTTGGCCCAGGCCTATCCAACCACACAGTAATAATAAGAGATTCAGAAATAAAATCTCTCACCACAACAACAAGTATATTCAGTCAGTAACCAAAAAACTACTGTTACTTTCTCTTGGTGTTATAACTTGTACCCCCGCATACGCTACAGATGTCGGGGGTGTTTCTGCGACTGCAAATCCAATAGCTAATTCCTCTGGCTCAGTAACCAATCAAGCCATACAGGTGCTCCAAGGGCCATACATAACTAATACTTATGGTGGTGGTATCCAATGTCAAGGGGCTACCATGAACATGACACCATACTTTACTGGAAGTTTAGCTCAACAGCATCCATTTGAAGAAATATATATGGATCCCGTATATAACAATGCTGATAACGATGATGATAATATACCCGACAATCCTGGTGAAATTTTATATCACATTCCTACTCGTACAGGTCAAAAAAATAATACAAATATATCTCTAGGTTTATCTGCTACTTGGTCACGACCATTAGATAAGAAGTTGCAAGAGCAATGTAAAAAGGCTGTTAATACTCAAATAGCAGCAGTACAACAACTGACCGCAAATAAAAGATTAGACTTTGAGATAGCTCGTCTCAAAAATTGTGGAGAGTTGATGAAACAAGGTATAATGTTCCATCCCAAATCACCTTATGCTGCCGTATGTGCCGATGTAATGTTAGTACAACCACCTAATGTTATAGTACCACATCAACATAGTCTTACTTCTTCTTTACCTTCTTCGCCTGTTTCGCAAAATTTATCGGAAGCATCCCCTTCTTCTCCCGATACTTATTCGTCTGAATCTGGGAAGCAGAAGGACGGAAAGGTGTCTTCCCAAGAATCGACTGAACCTTTGCCATGGTCTTTTTCACGAGGGGTTTTACCACCTTCAGAAGAAGGTCAGCAAGAGGTTTCGCAAGAAGAGCAGAAGAAGTAGCAACAATAGCAATACCTCCAGTTGTAGCTACAACTTGAGGGGCAGGGAGATACTGGGCGGTAAAAGGAATATCTTCATACAAAACAATACATATTTTTCCATCATCACTTAACTCATATCCAGAAACTCTTTCCTTCTGGTTCTGTGCTACATCTCCTATTCTGGGAGCATTAGGGCCTGGGCAAGGAACATCTTTATCTGGTGGAACAACTTTACCCGTGTCTGGTATTGGTGGTGCTGGTGGTGCTACTGGTGGAGGAGGTGCCTCAACAGTAGGTAGAACCCTTTCAGGTTCAAAGTTCATAGCATCATAACTAGGATACTCCCCATTAGGACACACAGTTATTGCTTTTGTAGGATCATTATTTACAAGATCCTTATCAAAAGGTAAGTTATTTTTATGACTTTTATCATCATTATGTAAAGTAACACAACCAGGTATATCCACAATTGGAAATCCTATATCTAATGTTACTGGTGGATCAAAATTCCTAACTTTAGGTATACGTACATCAAATATTCTAGGTTCAGAAACATTTATGTTAGGAATTTGTGGGATAGGTTCCACTAGTCTTTCCAACCACCTGCTTTTAACCAGTTGTTATAATGTGGGTTATCCCAGTTATCACTAATCTCATAAGATGGAATTACAACCTCTTGGATATATCTTCTATTCTCTTCTACAAGTTTTACCTTGGCATCTATTTGAGCACCCCACCAAATAGCACCACCCAATTGTGCTGCTAAGAATGTGAGTACTGGAATTGGAATGTTTTTCATTTTATTATTTTAGAATAAGTTTTTTACTAATAACAACAGCAGCAATAAGTACCACTACGATACCAGCATTAGTCCAAGTCAATACAGACGCATCACCAACCTTAACTGGACCTACTTCTAGATCTGCTGGTTGAGATATAACCTGCTCAATTTGTAACCCTTCAATCTTAGCACCTTCAGGTACATTGATCATAATTTCTTTAATCATTTAGGAACCTCTTTACGATAATCTTTTGGGTTTTCTGATCGCACAACTCCTCCTGTTGATTTAGGCATCATCTCTGCTATAGCAGAACGAACCTCTTCCCTTACAATAAGTTGAAGTTCTGATTGCCGTGCTCTTATTCTTTTTTCAGGGCCACCAGTTGCTTTATCAACCGCATAGTTACCACCAAATATGGAACCACCACCTATGACGGCAACTGCTGTTCCTGTACTAGCTACTTTTTGTAAATCCATTATAAAAGAATTGCTCCTATAATAAACCCTTTAGCAAATGATATACAAGTTACTTGGTAATCTGTCAATCCAAATTTGTCTTGACATTTTTTGATAAGTTTCTTATCCCATTCAACTGCTTTATTAAAAGCATCTTTTGGATTAAAATTCCACATTGTTTTACTCCGTTAGTGTTCCAAATGATCTACGTATCTCACGTAGTTCTTCAAAGTTTTTCTGCTTAGTACCACCATCATATGCCCAAGCATAACCTTCAGTAATCATCTGTTCGTTTAACGAAAGATCAGATTCGCCAACATAGAGCCAACCAAGAAGCCTACCATACTTCCCAACGCCACCCTTAAGTTCAGTTCTAATAGTGAGTTCTTCATCACCCTTAATAGTCTCAGTCAATTTTTCTTTTAACCAATTAGTAGCATCAATACCCAATGCTTTTTCTTCTAAGTCTCTAGTTCTCTTCTCTGGAGTGTCTACTCCTGCAATTCTTACCCGTTCTTTCTTGAATAAATCGAATCCAAGATCTATTAGAACATCTATCGTATCCCCGTCCAATACTTTTACTATCTTTGTCACTCGGAAGTTGTAACAAGATTTCCTGCTTGGGGGTGTCATTGCTCCCATCTTCGTACTCCATTTCAGCTAGTGCATTATTTATAGAGTCTTCAGGGTCAGTTCTTGTCTTCTCTGCCTCATGCTCTCTAATCTTTTGTATTGCTTCACCTACACTAGGCCATTGACTAGCATCTGCTTTTGGTGCAAAATATCCTGCACCAATAAAGGTACAGGCTATAACTCCCAACAAACTAACAGAAGCAACTACCTTCTCATTAGCACGAACTCTAAGGGTGAGCTCCTTTGTATGGATCATCATGTGTTCCACTTTCGCTTCCAAGACTGCTATCTTGGTTTCCATGCTGTGTTCCGTCATTTGGATACCATGTATCATACATGAATATGTAGTATATACTAACACCAACTCCCACTAAAAGTAAAGCAAGCATTATATTTATTGACCAGACTACATCACTCAATCTCTTTGTCTCCAGTCATCAGACCTCTCATTGTGAAACCAATCTACTACATCTTGTGGGTCACCAAAACCCCTACGATGATGAGTTGAATCGGGGTCTCCAATATTCAACTCATTCAGAAAAGAATCTGTTGGATCTGCAGCTATTCTTCTTGCAGTGTTTAACATACCTCTAGCAGCAGTATTTGCTTTTGATAGTTTCTCTGCCCATATCATATCTTCTAGACTAACTTCAACTCCAGAACCTATATCTTTACAGATTGCGGTTAACCTTAAACGGTATTGTGTTGATAACATATGTTAATAATTGTTATTAGTATTATTTAACGTGAATGACTCCTTTCATTCCAGCACCTTCATGAGGAGCACACTTAAAGTTAAAATCTCCAGTATCAGCAAACACAATCTCTTGTGTTTCACCAGGAGAAAACATTAATGATTCTCTTGATAGATCTGCTCTACCATCAACAATAATATTGTGAGGAGGTAATGCGTTATTAATAAAGGTAACTGTCTCACCTGCATTAACTGTAACCTCATTGGGTTCAAAGACCAAGTTACCTTCGTAACCCATCTGTATATCAGCAGCATATGCTGTTGATGCTAATGAAAAGGAAAGAAATAATGATGTTAACATTATTGTAAGTCTACTCATCCACCACATAATTTCGTGTTTTAAATTGTTTTTCATATTTAGTGTCCCATTGGGATACCAGATGCCATAAGATTAGAGATGTTATTCACCTCTTCTGTTACGCAATAGTCAATGAAATGAGGATGTTCCCTTAATGCAGGAACATCCTCCTTGGATTTCTGTATTGCTTCATATGCATCTACTGCATACTCACATATCTCATGGTGTTTGTGTTGTAGGTCGTGATAACCTACTGTGTAATGCTTTTGTTGCGTTAGGGGCATGATTTTTCAATCCCATACTATCAAATATTTATAGCACAGATTGGGTAATTTTGCCTAGTTCAGTGTGGACATGCTGACTCTGTTAGACTCTCACAACAACATCCCCATCATCATCATCTTCATCATCTTCAATATCATCAATTCTTTCTTGTAATGATTTATATAATAGATCATTATCATCTTTATATTCAAAATTTACAACCATTAATTGATCACCCTGTTTGACATCAGTCATTTCAGGATGAATAGATTTTGTTACGATTCTATTCTCAACATTAATTGTCGATTTAGATTTTAAAGAGGAAGTAGTCATAAGACTCCATCCTCTAATTATTGAACGGACAGCAAAAAATAAGAGTGCAAACCAACTAACAGTAAAAATAAAATCTGTAATTGGATTCATTTTATAACTTATAAGAACCCTTTGTATCAGTATCAGTAGTAATCTTAAGAGGTGCTTGCTCTACTCTAATAGTTTGAACAGGGCCAGCAGGTGCCTTTGCCATGATTGCTTCAATGTCTTTTGCAGTAACAGGAGGTACTCCACCATTTGCTCCATTACCATTACCATTCATCTTCATGGTACCATCACCTTTCTTAGATGCGGTCTGGATGCCAAAGCTAGCCAAAACCCCAGTGAAAACGGATGCAATAAATGTCGGATCTATTTTCTGTTGTGGAACACCTGGTATGGCC